ACCGATTGATGTTCAAAACTTTTATATTTTAAGAAATTCAACTTCAGGATCTCACACAGTTCAATTTAAATATGCTTCTGGTTCAGGAGATTCTTTTACATTTTCAGCTACAAACAAAGGTGATAAAATTGTTTTTGCAACAGCAAACGATGGTACGAACCCTGATATAGATACACTAGCTATTGGAACTGGTATATCAGATGTCGTTGATGACACTACACCACAATTAGGTGGTGACTTAGACACAAATTCTTTTAATATAAAAATAGACGATGCTCATTTCATTGCAGATGAAAATGGAGCGGAACAAATTATATTTCAAACAACAGCTTCAGCAGTAAACGAATTAGAAGTAACTAATGCTGCAACAGGAAACCCACCAATTCTTGGTGCGAGTGGAGAAACTAATGTTGATGTTCACATTAAACCAAAAGGTTCTGGAGAAACTAGAATTGGAACAGGAGCAGCAGATGCTACGATAACATCTAGTGGAGCTCACAATATTATTATAGATACAAACTCAGGAACTAACTCTGGAGCGATTACAATCACAGATGGTGCTAATGGAAATATTGATCTTACGCCAAACGGAACAGGAGATGTAACACTTCAAGCAGACACAGTTCAAATTGGTGATAACAACGCTGATGCAACATTAACAACTCAAGGAACTGGTGATTTAATTTTAAATACAAATAATGGCACAAACGCTGGAAACATAACTTTAGCTGATGGAGCTAACGGAGATATAAATGTTTCAACAAACGGAACAGGTGCAATTAAATTTAACGACATAGCATATATCCCTCAACAAGCACTAACATCATCATCTAATGCGGTTGCTTGGGATGCACAGGCTAAACCAAACGCTTTTCATCAAACAACAGAGAACACTACTTTTTCTGCACCAACTAACAATATTGAAGGTTCATTTATCTGTTTAGAAATTAATTATAATGGTTCACATACGATAGCATTTAATACAGTATTTGAATTTGCAGCTTCGACTGCACCAACATTTACATCAACAGATGGTAAAACAGATATTCTTGTGTTTAGATACAATGGAGCAGTATGGCAAGAAGTAGGTAGAACATTAAATTTAAGTGAAAGTTAAAATATGCATGCAATAGTACAAGATAATAGTATTACACAAATTATAACAAGTCCTAAATCTTTAGTGATTGGTGATGTAAGATATCCAGCTAAAATATTTTCTATATGGTCACAATCAGAATTAAATGCGATAGGTATTTATGAAGTAGTAACTGATTCATCTAACAAAAAAGATGAACAATGGTACATCAACACTAATGAATCTTACGCATTTGCAGATAACCAAGTTACAAGATCATGGGGAACTGCTACACCTAAAGCACACGCAGATGTAACAGAAACAATTGATGGAGTTGAATATACTACACCTGGTCTTAAAACAAATTTAATTAGAGATTTAAAAATAACAGTTGCTAATGAACTTTCTAAAACAGATTGGTATATAACTAGAAACACAGAAAAAGAAACTGCTATACCAAGTGCTATATCTACTCACAGAGATTCTGTTAGAACTAAACAAGCAGAAATGGAAACTGCTATAATAAATGCAAGTGATACTGCAGCTTTAGAAACTTTATACACATATACAGAACAAGCGGATGGTTCTCTTACAAGACCATTAGGTGAACTACCAACATTGGAGAGTTAATGACAGCGCCATTAATACTTGGTACTAACTCCATAAAAAGTACAGGATATGATGTAGCCAACTCATTAAGGTTTAATGATGGAAGCAGTGATTTTCTAAATAAAACACCTAGTGGTGCTGGAAATAGACAAACTTTTACTGTTTCTATGTGGTTTAAAAGAGCTAATGTAGGAACATCACAATATTTATTTAATGCAAAAGATGGTAGTGCTGCACAAGATGCATTTTTCTTTTCAACTAGCAATACATTTTATATTGCTTTAGAAAGTGTATCTAGTGGTCTTGAAACAAATAGATTATTTAGAGATAATTCATCTTGGTATCATTTTGTTATTGCAGTAGATACTACACAAGGCACAGACACCAATAGAGTAAAATTATATGTAAATGGAGTTCAGGAAACTTCATTTAATAGTCCATCATATCCATCACAAAATGCAAATTGTAATTTAAACACAGCAATACCTCATAACATAGGAAGAAGAGTAGGAACAAGTGGAGATTTTATTGATGGCTATTTAGCAGAAATGGTTTTTATTGATGGAAGTGCTTTAGCACCTACAGACTTTGGAGAGTTTGATTCTGATAGTCCAAAAATATGGAAACCTAAAGATCCGTCTGGTTTAACCTTTGGCACAAATGGATTTTATTTAGATTTTGAAGATAGTTCAGCTTTAGGTAATGATGCTGCTGGTTCTAATAACTATTCAGTTAATAACCTAGTTGCTGCAGATCAATCTACTGATACTTGCACAAATAATTTTTGCACTGCAAACCTTTTGGATAATTTTTATGCACAATCAACATTTAATAATGGTCTTTTACAAGTTATATCAACTACATCAAATGCAGCTTATAATAAAGCAACTTTTGGTGTTTCTAAAGGTAAGTGGTATTATGAAGTTAAAATTATTGATAGTTCATCAAATGGAACTATTGGAGTTGGTTGGATAGCTTCTAGTCCAACAAGCACAACAGATCAAATGAAAAATAAAACTAATCAAAGTACATACAGAGATAATGGCACTATTTTTGGAAATGGTTCAGAAATTGTAACAGGATCATCTTTAGCAAACAATGATATTGTCGGAGTTTATTTTGATGCGGATAATAATTTTGTTTATTACGCAAAAAATGGAAGTTTTCAAAATTCTGGAAATCCAACTTCTGGTGCAAGTGGCACAGGGGGTATTGACCCAGGTGCAGTTGCTACTGCTACACCAGAAGGTTTTTATTTTCCAGCTTTCGGAGATCATAGTGGTGGACAAAACGTTGGAATTGAATTTAATTTTGGTTCACCATCTTATAGCGAATCAGGTGGAAATTCAGATGCAGATGGTCATGGAAATTTCAACCAAAGTGTACCAACAGGTTATTTTTCATTATGTTCTAAAAACTTAGCGGAGTATGGATAATGGCTTTTACTACAGTAGATAACCCAGAACTTTATTTCCAGGCAAAAACATATAGTGGAAATGGTGGAACACAATCTATTACTTTAGATGGCTCTGAAAATATGCAACCAGATTGGGTTTGGTTGAAAAAAAGAAATGGTAGTGCAAATCATCATTTAGTTGATTCAGTAAGAGGTGCTGGTCGTTATGTATTTTCTAATTTAACTAACGCAGAGGGTGGCGATGGTACAGGATTACTTACTTCTTTTAATTCTGATGGTTTTACATTAGATACTGGTGCAGATAGTAATGCTTCAGGTGCAACAGGAGTAGGCTGGTGCTGGAAAGCTGGAACATCATTTAGTAATGATGCAAGTGCAACAGGAATAGGAAGTATTGATAGTTCAGGAAGTGTGTTAACAGATGCTGGATTTAGTATTATATCATATACAGGAACAGGAAGTAATGCTACAGTTGCTCATGGGCTAGGATCAATACCACAAGTGTATATTTTAAAAAATCGTTCTTCATCTGCTGGTTGGACTTCTTACTTTGAGCCTTTAGGTAATACAAAATTTTTACAGTTAGACACTAATAGTGCTGCTGGAACTGCAACTGAAGCATTTAATAACACATCTCCAACATCATCAGTTTTTTCTATTGGAACAGATACTTCTACTAATAACAATACTGATAATTTTATTGCTTATTGCTTTGCAGAAAAAAAAGGTTACTCAAAATTTGGAAGCTACACAGGAAATGGAAATGCTGATGGTGCGTTTGTTTACACAGGTTTTCGCCCAGCTTGGTTTCTCGTAAAAAATTCTGCTGCTTCTGAACACTGGAGAATTTACGACAACAAAAGAGATTCATTTAATCATATGTTTAGATGTCTTTTTCCAAATGAAAATAGCGCAGAAAATACAACTGATAATGCTAGTGAAGAAATAGATTTTCTTTCTAATGGAGTAAAAATTAGATCAAGTGCACAACAATTAAATGGAAGTGGACATACACTAGTATTTATGGCATTTGCAGAATCGCCCTTCGTAAATTCTTCTGGTGTACCCAACAATGGAAGATAATTATGTTACAAAAAATAGGGTTTCAACCAGGTATAAATAAACAACTTACACCGACTGGAGCAGAAGGTCAGTGGATTGATTGTGATAATGTTCGTTTTAGATATGGTACACCTGAAAAAATAGGTGGTTGGAAACAATTGGGTGGTTCAAATGACTTGACTGGAGCAGGTAGAGGACTACATCATTTTGTTAGTTCTACTTCTATTAAATATTCTATTATAGGAACAAACAGAATATTATACGCATATTCAGGTGGTGTATTCTATGATATACACCCTATTAAATCTACAAATACTCTTACAAGTGCATTTAGCACTACTAACGGATCAGCGGTTGTTACATTAACTTTTTCTACAACACACAATATATCAGCTAATGATATTATACTATTAGATAATTTTAGTACGATAACCAATTCTAACTTTTCATCTACAGATTTTGACGATAAAAAATTTATGGTAACAAGTGTGCCATCAGCCACAACTCTTACAATTACAATGCCATCTAACGAATCAGGATCTGGTGCAACGACATCAGGTGGTGTCAGAGTTCAACATTATTATCCTGTGGGTCCAGCGGTGCAAGCAAAAGGTTTTGGTTGGTCACTTGGAACTTGGGGTGGAGAAGAGATTGGAGCAGCAATAACTACTTTAAACGGTGCTTTATCAGATGATACAGCAGGCACAGGTGGATCAGGAACATCTATAATTTTAACAGATGCTTCACAGTTTCCAAGCACGGGTACAAATTTTATT